GTGGTAATTGACCTCCATATTGAGCAGTTTGTTCTTGAATAACTTCTTGATTTTGTACCATTACCTCTTCTTTCGCCAATTCACTAATATGATTAGAGATATGTGACTGAATTAAAGCAAGAACCGGGACAGAATTTTTAACTAAATAGGTTGACATAAAGGCACGATGAGCATCGATATGAGCTCGATGATCTTGTTGTGGAAACGCAACAGCAGGTTTTTGCATTAACATTTGCGAATTCTCTATTGCTGGGTCGACAGGCTGTGGTTGTTGAGGAGGTGGAAGAATAGCATCAATATTTTGTATCCCCATTGCCTGATACATACGGCGATACGCTTCATACTGATTATGGATTTGAGGATTAGCTTGTGCTAATTGTAATTGGGTTTGAGCAAGCGTAATACGCTGTGCCATTGAAAAAATATTTGGATCAGAAACAGGAATAATATCTACACGCTTATCAAAATCTGTTTGCTTAATCATGCGGTTGCCACCAGCTACCATGTATGGATATTCAGCTGGAAGATAATCAGTAATAATTCTTGCTAAAATTTTAAATTCATTTCGTTGGGCATAGTGCATTCTTTTATGAATAGCACTCATGACTTTTGAACCTTGTTCAATCATCGCAATCGTTGTACCAACTGGATTTGCTTGTGAGCCTTCTCCTAATTTTTGATCCGCAACAGCAGCAAATCTTTTTCCTGCATCAACAACAAAACCTAATAAGGCGAATAATGTTTGATCGGGTCCTTTATAAGGAAGAGGCATAAGACCTTGTCGTAAGTCACCACTTGGTGCATCAATATCTCTAAATTCTCCTGGCTGGAGTGGGGTATCATTATCTTGAATTCTAATACCTCGAGCTTTAAATCCTGCCGGTAAGTTAGCCAGCGTTCCTGCATCAACCAATTGACGCAAGGCGGACGTGGCCGTCCTGGAGAGACCTCCAAGCATATGGATAAGACCAAAACCATAAAAGCCAAGACCAGGCAAAAATTTGTAATGCACAAAGTATGGAATTTTTTTCTTGAGAGGATCCTCTTCTTTGTAGTTACGGTAGATAGAAAGAATCTTTCCTGTATCTTTAACCAAGGTAACAACATAAGGTATCTTTATACCAGTTGGCTCTCCTGATTGCTCATCTCTATCTTCAAACCCTTCTATGTCTAAATCGCAATGTGCTTCATATACTTCATAAAGGTCATCATAATTAACTCGGCTCACTCCTTCTAAGTCATCATATTTTTGTTGAATACGACTTTGCTCCATATCCGGTTCCGCTAAATCTACATCGCGGTATACTCCGGCTACCTGCCCTTTTCTAATTTCATTTTTTGTCATCTTCAGCACATGCGTTACACGCTCGGCTGATTGTAAGTCCGTTGATAAATACGGAACAATTAAATCTTCACTGGGAACAAATTTTGATACCGGTCTATTAACTCCTCCATCATAATAAATTTTTTTAAAGGCTGATCCTGCCAGAGGTAAATAAAATAACATTTGATCGGTATCCGGATCAAACTCCTCCATCTCATCTGTAATAAGATAGTTCATGTAATCCTTTACACGCTGTGCTTGTTCTTCTGTTTCTTTATTTTCCACTCCTACAACATTACATTTTACAGGACCCCCTGCTGGTAATAATTCTTTATAGGCTTGGGATTGAAAGGATGTAACACTTTCGGCTAAAAGAGGATGAGTCACGGAACTTGCTCCTTGGAACGGTTGACTTCTTTCCATATACTTAAATCCTAAAAGATCTAAGCCTTGGGTATAAGCATGCATCCATTCATCACGAGAAGCACCATCATCTTCTATTTGTCCTAATAATTCTTGGGAGATTGATCCTAGATCATCTTCATCTACAACCTCCGCTAAATTAGCACCAAAAGGAATATCCTCTTGAACCATTTCTTCTTCACCAATAGTTACAGAACCATCTTCATTTTCAATAATTTCTTCTCCTAATTCTTCTTGAATTTCTATTATTTTAGGATCATCACTCATCGGATCTGATGGTGCTGGGTCATAACCTGCTGGTCTTTCAACTACCATTATCTTCTTGCCTTTCCATAGCCACGTTTCGCTAGCCGTCCCGCTAAGCCACCTTTTTTCATAGCGATAACATCCCCGCTTTTCTCGGCTTGCTTAATCATGTCCATTGTTTTTTTGTCAAGGGGCTTTTGCTCAATAGTAATACTGAGCATACTACCCTTACCTTTTTTCTTATGCATGTTATTTTCTCGCTATGCCGTAACCACGTTTAGCTAATCTACCAGCTTTTTTTCTAACAGACCCACCTTTTTTCATGCCTCGATTAAGTTCACCTAGAACTCGTCTTCTTTCAGCACGACGATTTGGGTTCATACGTTCTGCATCCACACGCCCCATTTCTTCGAGTAGGTTCATTCTTCCAGTATTTCCTGCCATAACTACCTCCTTGCTATGCCGTAACCACGCTTCGCCAGCCTACCTGCCTTACGTGTTACCGCTCCACCTTTATTGTAACCAGCGGCTTTAATATCTTTTTGTGCTTGTCCGCTCTGAAGATATTCATCCATGGCCATATAATCATCTCTTCCTAAATCAAAATAAAGCTCTCGCATTTTTAATTCTTTTTTATCTATATTGGCCATAATAAATCTCCTAGGCTAACTTATTCTTTTTTTGTTTCTTTTTCAACTTAGATATCCATGACTTAGGTGTTTTAAGTTTGTAATAAGATTTCTTTGGATTTGTGAAAGAGGACGCTGCTTTTTCTGTTTTACTCTTTTTTCTTTTTGGTCCTTGGACCGTGAATCCTTTAACGTACGTCATTAGTAATACTCCTGCAGTCTTGGGGCCGGGAGCCTTGGAGGATCTTCATAATCTTCTGGGTGCACAGCCAATCCAACTTGTCGATAGCGCATGAGTGCTTGTGTCATGCTATCAACCAAATCATCATTATCACCATAAGGGAAAGCAGCACATTCTTCAACCAGTTCTTTTGCCCAACGGTCCTCGGTACACCAAACTTGTCCAGCTTCAAATAAAGTAGAGACAGAGTTGACTCTTACATGTTTATCGTTTCCACGGCTTGGTGTAAAGTTTACCACTGGAATACCCAAGCGCCGTAGTTCTTGAGTCAAGGGTGTTCCACTTGCTTTCTGCTCAATGATGATTGTCTCGGGTTCCCAATATTTATATTGATCCATTGCAATACGCTTTAAATCAGGAAAGTCCCACCGCCCTTTCTCTACATCTAATAAAATAATATTAGGCGTTATTTCATTATGCATAAATACACCCCATGTGGTAATAGCCGAATAATCGGCTGTTTCTTTTTTACTATAAGCTGTATCATAGGATTGAATAACATGATTTAAATTAGGGAGTTTCTCCTTATCCCAAATTTTCCACCACTCTCGTTTGATAATGGAACCTTCTTCGGAAATAGGATTCTGCTGCCACTGGGCATTCCATTTGGATAAAGACAGGGAAGCCTTAACCGATTCTAATTCTTCCTTCTTCCAATACTGAGGCCAGACCGGAGTGTCATCAGGCATGAGAGCGGGAAACTCAATCACGTCCCACTGATCTGCTTTTACATCTTTTTGTGATTTAATTAATTGGCCAGTTAAATCTTTTGTACTCCACCTTGTCATAACAATAACAATACTTCCACCAGGTTGCAGTCTTTGCCGTGGTCCGGAAGTATACCATTCATACGCCGTATCCATCGCTGTTTCACTTAATGCATCTTGCTCGGAATGCGGATCATCAATAATTAATAAATCGGCACCCCTCCCGGTGATGGCTCCACCAACTCCTGCTGCAAAATACTCTCCCCCCTTGTTTGTCTCCCACCGTCCTGCAGCTTTGGAATCTTGGGATAATTTAATATCATCAAATACCTCGGTATAATCTGCTTCCTCCATCAGATTACGTACCTTACGGCCAAAGCGATAAGAGAGTTCGGCGGTGTGTGTTGTTTGAATAATCTTGAGCCGTGGATTACGGCCCATCATCCATGCGGGAAGTAAATAGGAAGCAAATTCTGATTTAGTATGTCTGGGTGGCATATTGACAATTAGTCGTTTTATCTTCCCCTCCGCCAATGCTTGAAACTTTTCTGCGATTTTTATGTGATGGGGCCCCTCTACAAATTCTGGCCATACTTGTTTAACAAATTTTAAAAAATTATTTTGGGATAATTGTTTTAAATCAAAAGTTTTTTTACGTAATAATAATTTTTTTTGAAAGACTTCTAATTCTTCAGGGCTTAAATTATCAAGGTTCACGACCCTCTTAAAGGTATCTAAGTCGGACATTAGATGTTTATACCATATAGTTTATATGAGTAAAAGTTTATATATATACTATACTATATTGACCTCCGGTCTTTTTAGGGGGTTCCCCCTCCTTTGATTTTTTCAATTCTCAAGTTTCAGGAAATGACACTCCTTTTTTGGCTGTGAGTAAGTAGGAAAAAAAAACTGGAAATAACCAGAAAAAATTAATTATTTATTTGACATGAGATTTTATAAAATGTTATAGGATATTTATAAACTAATCATAAGGAGTGAATATGTTTATAAAAAAGATATTAAAAGATAGTATTGGAACTAAAATGTTTTCCGTAACTTTTGTTAAGGCTAACTCAATTCCAAGAACTATGCTTTGTAAACTACCTAAAGCAGATAAGTTTTTTGCAGGTGGTGAACTTAAAGGCAATAGGGAGCATCTGCTTGAAGTTATTGATGTTAATCTATTAAAAAAGAATAAAGACAATCCAAGAAAAGCTTGGAGATCTATTAACCTTGATACTATTACCAGTTTAAAAATTGGGGGTATTGAATGGGTAAAATGAATAATGAATGGTTGGACCTATCTCAACAATGGCAAGAAGAGAGATATGAACAACTAATGAACTATTACAATGATGAAGAAATTGTAATGGACATTATGGCTGATGAGCAACAGGAATGGAATGTTGAACAAGCTTGCGAGAAATAAATACTTGGGGCGATTAATCTCGCCCCAATTAAATTAAAGGAGTGAATATGAAACAAGTAAAAGTAATAATGTTAATAGTAAATTCATTAGCATTAACCTGGTTATTAACTGATTATAATATATTTCAATACACTTTTATCAGTGATCTATTCCTGGTGGGTTTATCTATTTGTTGGATTAAGTGTTTTGATTTAGTAATAAA